GTCAATAAGCACTTTGTCAGGACGCACCGAAGTACGCCACAACGAGAGTTCCGTATCTCTACGGATCTCTTGCAAGCGTGCGGAGCGTCAGCCCCAGCGGCCCACCCCCCTGGGAAACCAGGTAGGAGGGCCGCCGGTCGACGCCGCGCTGACTGGGCCGTTCGTAAGAACGGCTCGGCTTGCGTGGTGAGCACTCCCTGGCATATCAGCCAAGCACGTCTTAGACGTCAAGCGGCCTCGATCGGTTACCGTGAGGTGACCGATCGGGTCCGAATGGCGTCCGAGGCTTGGAGGGCAATCGTCGCGGCGTGTTCGGTGCGCGGCCCGTTGGTTTTCCCAACGGACCGCTCCGGACGCCACCGCGCGGCTGTCTTCCTTCGCTTGGCGGTATCACTACTCATCGGGACCGCTACCCGAGGTGACGATCGGATCAAGGCCCTGAAAAAGGCTTGTTCCGACCTCCGCCAGGAGATCTTCGAGCGAGACGAGGTTCCCCTCGACTCCCTCCACGGTCTCCCGGCGGCCCTCGGGTGGACGCGGCCGGAGCTCGCGCTCCAGCTGACCTACATCGGTCGAGCTCTCCCTTACGGGTCGGCTCGGGTGGTGCAGGCGTCCCTCGATTCGCATCGCAAGGTTCTTTCCGAACCTTACGCGACTCCTCCCGCTCTCTTGGGTGCCGCCGAATTGTGGGCAGCGGAATGGGCCAAGCGTCACCGCTTGGACCTCTCGCTGACCCACCCTTCGGTGGTCCAAGAGTCCTCCTGCCTCGAATTCACAAGGCGGGAAGGGGGGTTGCGCGCAGGGCTTCGGAAGGCCTTGCCGCGGATCGATGCCCGTCCCCCATCCTCGTTGCCACACGAGCTCAAGGTGGGGGACCAGAAGATAGCGAGCCGTCTCCGCGCTTCTTGGTTCTCCTTGTTTTACAAGGGCCTGAACGCGAAGATGGCCCGGGTCGTCGCCGTCCCGGAGCGGGGCTTTAAGTCCCGCGTCGTTTCGGCGCACGGCTCGGCCCGTGTGGCCTTCAGCCACCAGCTTCGCCGGTCCTTGGCCGCCGCGCTTAGGCGCGACGGGCGAGTCCGGGAAGTGGTGGCTGGGGACCACCGGGGCGCTATCGAGTCGATGGCGACGGGTCTCCGCCACGATGGGGTCTGCCTTTCGGCAGACCTCACCGCGGCGTCTGACCTGCTCCCTCATGATCTCCTTAAGGCGATCATCCGGGGGCTGACTGCTGAGACCAAGCTTATGCCTGGCCTACAGAAGTCCGACGTCATCGACCTGGCTCTGGGGCCTTACGAGCTGTCCTATCCGGACGGCTCGAAGGTGACCACGCAACGGGGGATCCTAATGGGTCTCCCGATGACGTGGCCGCTCCTCTGTTTGGTACAACTCTTTTGGGTTGACCTTTCAAAGGAGGCCTCAGACGGGCAGGCGAGTAGTGGAGCTTCTTCCGGTCGGGAGGCGGAGAGGATCTGCGGAGATGACCTCTTCGCTTGGTGGCGACCCGAAAGGGTCGCCCTGTACGAGGACCTCGCAGTTCGCTGCGGGGCCAAGTTCAGCGTAGGCAAACACCTACGGTCCAGGCGTTGGGGCATCTTCACAGAGGAGATCTTCGACTTGCGTTTGCAAGTCGCAGATCCCGAGGGGCCCCAGACGGCCGTCCTCGCGAAGGCGAGGACGGCCGACGAGGCGTGCAGAACTTACTGCGAAGGCGCGCTTAACGCGCACCTCCCGCGGAAGTTCTGTCCCCTGGTACGGCGAAAACCGTACCGGGGCCCCCGGCTCTCTACCGTCTTTGGAAGCTGGTCCCGCGCTATCCCAGTCCGATGGGCCGTCCGTGCTCCCAGGCGTTTGCCTGGGGACACGGCGGCGTGCCTGCCGGACTGGTATACCGTGGGGCCAGCTGCCTGGTCGGTCGCCGCCCATGGGAACCGCTGGAAGGCGGTGGATAACGTCCGTCGTTGCTTGTTCCCCGGCCTTGGCCGGGAACTCGCAGCGATGGGCGCTCCGCCTAACCTTCCGCGGTCCCTAGGGGGCGGCGGCCTCCCGACTCGAGCCGGACCGGGCCTCCGTGTGGGGCGTGCCTGCTCGAGAAAGTGGAGGTCGGCGATTGGGGGCGGTTTATACCGCTCGCCCGTCGCTGATCTCCCTTCCTCGGCTTGGCGCGCCGCCGCGTCGCCTGCGTACGAGGCTTCCTTATTGGAAGCCCGCACGTTCTTGACGCGGCCGGAGGTCCGATCGACTCGTGCTCGGACCCGAGGGCCGCCAGAGCGAGGTTTTCTCGCTCTGTCGGACCCCGAGTCCTTCCTAGAAGAACGCGCCGGAAGGGGCGTCTTCTGGGCTGTCCTTGAAAAGGACCTCCCGCTCTCGCGGGAGGTCGGCCTCAAGGCAGGCACGATTCGCCAAGCGCTGGACCGAGAGGTCCGCCGCTTGTGTCGGCTCGGCGGTTTCCTCCGGTCCTCTGCCCCGGTCGGCCGACTCGTCCGTAAGGACGGGTCGCGTCGACTTTGGTGGCGGAAGCCCGAAGGAACCGTGGAAGAAGCTCAGCCAGTGAGTGCTGCGGGTCCGGAGAAATTCGCGTTTCTCCTCGCCCGCTTCGGCACCCCGAGGACGTAGTGTCCTCAGGATCGGAATCTTTCGATCCCGTCTTGGCACGCAGTAATGCGGG